CGGGAAAACCGCATCCACGTGACGTCAATGGCGCCACCAAACAAGAAGGCCGACGCGATGCGTCGGCCTTTTGATCTACACGCCGATTTATACAGATCGGCTGAAAGTGGCGCCCGAACTTGGACTCTAATCGTCCAGCGAATCGTTGTGTAGCGCGGCTTTCGCGGTGTGTACCCCTATGTATCCCTAAGCGTCTCCCTAAACTCAGGACGCACAGCCGACGACGCTGGCTAGAATGCTCCCGCGAGTGCAGACATGAGGGTGCCCGGTGAGCCACAAACAACGTTTGGCCAGACTTCGAACACTCTCTTACTCTGGCGCGGGCGCGTGCTTCGCGATGCTGCTTTTTCTCTTTGCAACACAAAGGCCGGGGACTTTGGATTCGATGGCCCTAACGCTAGTCGCATGCGGCCTGCCGTTTTTCCTTGCAGCAGGCTGGATGGCGGACAATGTACTGATTGCCGCGGATTTAGCACCCAATTTTTGCCGTTCGAATGCGAACTGGTCACCCATAACAGTGTCGTTTCAGGTCGGCATGTTCTGTTTGGCGGTCGGCATAAGTGCTGAACTCGACGGATTGAGCTTGATCACAGGAATTGTGTTCATTGTTTGCGCTTTTGCAGCGGTGATTATTGAGAAGCTTCACCTCCGCCGATTCACCAAGGCCGTTGAAGCGGCGCGCTTGAAATCGTCCAACCAAACGGTAACCGCTGACCCAACCCGTCGGCATTGCCCTACAGACACGCCGCCCCTGATGCGCGATGATCGTTCCCGCGCTCCCGGAAGTCTGACGGGCCGGCTCTAGCCTTGGCCGCGGTCGACGCTTGGGGGCGCGTCAGGCTTCTGGTAACAGACGGCAAGCTCACCACAGATGGCTAGCCTGACGGTAACGAAAGCTTAAACCAAAGGGGGTCGACGATGATACGGCAGCGAAGCATACGCAATCTAGGCCGACACTTGAGAGGATTTTCCCCGGGTGATCGCGTCATCGCAGCATTACGGGTGGACGAAGCGGTGACGCCTCGGCTAATCGAGGCGGGTTTTACCGGGCCCATCGATGTCGGCCAGTCCGTGTTACCTTCGTTTCATCTCGGAAAAACCGCGCACTTTAACGCCGAAGGCAAGGACGAGGTTCACCGGGACAGCCCGCTTGAAACCGTCTACTACCCTGTAGAGTGGACGCACGAGCAATGGAACGGCCCGTACACGGAGACCGTTACTACCATTATTGACCGCCCCTACAAGAGGCGTCCGCGATCTTTCATCGCGCCACCTTCGGTCGAACTCACAGTGCGGGAATCGCGCGATGGGATGCGATACGTGTGCGCGCCGGAGAGAATCGTCGGGCGCGACGACAGCGAACTCCTGCACGATGTAAATCTGATCCTGGACATCGCTAACGAGTGCGAGCTGTTGGGCGAAAATCTCGTGTCGCCGGTTGGTGCAAGGCTGCGACGCCTGAACTGGGAAGTACTACCACAGGGCCACTATCCATGGGCAGCACTGCGCCCGCGTATACGCCCTGCGATAGAACGGCTCCCGGCTGCCGCCAAACCGGTAATCGAGCACCGGTTAGAACACATATCGCGGTTTCGACACGACTTTGTGGCAATCGGTAAAGCGGGGTTCGCTGGGTATGTCGTTTTTGCTTTTCCTGCCGCCGGCATTTACGTGCTCGAGTGCATTCATGAAGGAAACGCGACGTACGTCTTGGGGGATGGTTGGGAGCAAATCTCACAAATGACCAAAGCTGAAGTGCTTCGCGAAGGTCGGCACTTGCACCGCTTAATCCACACGCAGAACTGGCGGCACGCGGTCGGCAGCATGATGGTGCAACACGGATGCAGGTATTGACTGCAGACTCTGCATCCGATTGCGACTCTAGCGTTCCACCTCCAGCGCAGCCCCCACACCCGGCGTCCCTCCCTGTCTGACTATCCGCTGCTGAACCTGCAAGATGTCCGGCACGCTGTCGCGATAGAACCGCGACGCGGTCAGCCGTCATTGCTCGCCTTCCCGTTCGAAGCGGTAACCTTCTGATTAATCCGCCAAGCGGAAGCGGTTCTTGCACCGCTTCCCTCCATCGTTAAAGCCTAGGGGCGTTTAGTTGCCAGCATTTACCATCAAACAAGAAGCCTATGCCGCAGTTGAGGCGAAGTTTGCGTGTGCGCATACTATGCGTGAACTGCGGCTACGCAATATTGAGGACGGGCGGCCAGCTTTTTATCGTCAGTGCACGCGTTGCGGAAACGCTGGGAGAGCAATAGGCAAGAGCGAGGCTAGAAGCGAGCTAAAGGACTCTGACGCACCAGCCTTCGACACCGAGCTTGAGCCGAGGTGGTATGCGCGCAAGCATGCTGCTTACGTCGCAACGTATTATGCCGTCAAGCCAGCATTGGAGGCTGAGTATCAAGCATATCTGTCCTCGCAGGCTTGGTATGTCAAGCGCGATGCCGCAATACGAAATGCAAACGGCGTCTGCGAGTGCTGCGAGCACTTTCCAGCAATGCAGGCCCATCACATCACGTATGCGCGCATCGGCCATGAGTTGCTATCGGATCTCATGGCCGTATGCTCTTTTTGCCACCAGCTCATACATGGCAAGCATGTGCTCTGACATTTCAGTCAACTTGGCACAAACCCCATTGCGCGGCTTTTGTGCCTGTTACTTCGGGCATTAATCGTCACAACGGGGGCGGACATGATCGACAGTGACGACGAATTGAATAAAGCGGTTGCTCGTGCTAGCGAGCTGCTGCAGGAAATCCACAACTACTGTCGTGATGCTGGCCATCCGTGGGGCGATGTTCCGAAGGCCAAGATCAGATTTCCTCGTGGCTTCATCCGTCCAGCGAGCGGCCAGCGAGCCCGCATACCCTTTGTCGAAGATGCCAACCTAAAGAGCAACATCGCCTATACGCTGATTCTGTCGGACGCCATCCTTTGGTTGAGTATACGCACAGATATCTATGGCGTGCCCCTAGAAATGTTGACAAAGGTGTATGTCTTTATTCTCGGCTCCATCTGCGAGAGCATTACAAAAGATTACCTGCGTGGCTTTTGCGGCAAGAACTATAAAGGTAGAACAGAATACATGGTAAATAAAAAAATTATAGATAAGCCTCTAAAAACAGATTTGGATTGGCTTTGGGACACAAGGAATAATATGCATCTATTTTTGTTGAGTCAGCGCGAGTATAAAACTGAATACGATTATAAGTGCCATAATAGAGCTGTGTTGGCATTCCGCGGCCTGATCAAGGCACTTCGCACAAGAGGCCGACTACCTGAAGGCTAACTACACTCTAGCGGGCGCTGGCACCCGTGGCACACGCATCACGCGGAATCGGCTACGGAAAAAAGACCTCTTCGAACGTCGCCGTGATTGACTGCAGTCCGAACTCGACGGGCGTCAATGTGTACGTCGAACATATGAAATGTCCCTGCTTGATGCTGCGCGGCGGGGTCCAGAAAAACGATTTCCCCGCGTGCGCATCGATGAACCCCGTCACGGCGTCCGATTGCGCCTGTTGCATGTTCGCAATCGTGACCGTCCACTGCGATCCGCGCGCGTTGATGCCGTTTTTTGCAAACTGCGCATACCCGTCGCCGAACTTCGTGACACTGACGTTATGGGTAACGGCGCCCGCGGTGCCCGCGCTGCATTCGAAGTTGAAAGTGTCGGTCATGCCGTCACCCCGTGCTGTTGCTTCCACAAGATCCCGCCCGGTTGCATGGCGCGCAAGACGACTTCTTTCGACTTGGCTTCGATCAGCCCGGCCAACTGCTTACCGGCGCGGGCTTGGTCGGCCTTGTCCTGTTCGCCGCTGTCGCCGCTGTTGACCGTCACGTAACTGTTAACGGTGATCCCGCCGCCCACGCCGTGCATTTGATTGTTCGGCGTGATCGTGCCGCCGCTGTTCGGCTTGAAAAGCTCGGGGCCACGCTCGCCGACAAGGTACGTCGTGCCCGCACTGACGGGGCCGCCCACGGCCTTGCCGCCGCCGTAGCTTGAAAACGCCTGCCCGAGTGCAGACACCCATCCGACGCTTGAACCGGACATTGCCGTCCCGAGTGCCCTCAATAGCGCGCTTGCCGCCATTTGCGCCGCCATCTTGCGCAGCATCTCGCCAAAGTTTCTCAGCAGCCCTTTGAATCCTTCGTCCATCGGATCGAACAGGAACTGTGCGAATGCGTCTTGAATGTTGCGGGCGGCTTGCTTGCCGTACTCGGCGAACGCATCGAACTGCTTGCCCGCGGTGTTGACCAGGTCGGCGGCGCGTTTGTTGATGACCTGCAGGGCATCGGCCGCGGACAAGCCCATGGCTTGAAGCTGCGGCAGCATGTCGCGGGTCATGACGCGGACTTGTTCGTTCAACAGGGTTTGTTGTGCTGCCGCCTGCTCGCTGCCCGTGCCGTACTGCGCGACGGCCTCAACGGCCTCGTGCTGCGCGTCGATGTATTGCTTCAGCGAGTCCGCAGCCTCTTGGTTCAACTGCTTGGCGAAATTCGCTTGCATCTTCGCCGCGGTCGCGGCGAAGTCGGGCACGGCCGCCGCCTTGCTGGCGCCGGACGTGGGCAGCAGATTGATGGACGTCGCGGCCGTCGGCGGCTGTGCGCCGAGCCCCGCTTTCATCCAATCCGGCACGTCCTTGCCGGTGAGCGTCATTGCACTTTCTGCGCCCCCCGGGTGCGCAAGTTGCTGCATCGCTTTGAAGTAATCTTGCGCGCGCTTTAACTGCGCGGTGACTTCGTCAAGCTGTGATTTGACGAATGCGTTGCCGGTCGCGTCGAAACGGCTTTGCAGCGTCTGCCGCCGCTGCATCAGTTCGTTGAATTGCGACTCTTGATCCTTCAGCGGCGCATCGGTGTCGATGAACCCGGTCTGTTTGAACGCCATCCAGCGCCCGAACGCCTGCACGGCCTTGTACCCATTCGCCACATTGATGGCAAGGGATGCAAACCCGCTCGCGAGCGTCGCGATGCTGTCGGCGAATCCGTCGACGGTGCGGCTGTCCAGCCCCCCGACGAACGCGTCGACCCTTTCCACGGTCTGGGTGATCGCGGGCAACAGGGACACAGCCAGTTCATTGCGCAGCCCGTTGATGCGATCGGTCAACCGGTCGGTTGCATCATCGAACTCCTCCAGCGCTCCCGCCGCTGCAGGCGTGACGCTGTTTCCCATCTCGCGCTGTTTGTCCATCAACTGCGCGATGGCCGCGGAGCCTTGATCAAGTAGCGCGTTCAGTTCGGCGCCGCTGCGCCCGAAAATTTGCTGCTCGATCGCGGTTTTGTTGACGTCGTCGCGGTACTTGCTCAGCGCGTCAGCGATGGCAAGGAATGCGGTTTTTGAGTCCTTCAGCTTGGCCGGGTCCAGCCCGATCGACTTGAACGCGGCGGCCGCCTGCGCGCTGCCCTGTTGCGCCAGCGCCAGGTTGCGCGCCATCGTGCGCAGCCCGGTCGACAGGCTATCCATGCTGATTTCAGCGTCCTGCGCGACCGCGGCAAGCGCGCTGAACTCATCGACCGGCATGGCAATCTGCTTTGCAACGGTCGCGAGATTCCACATGGAATCGATCGATTTTTTGACGCTGACCGTAATCGCGGCGAATGCCGCGGCGGCAGCAACGGCGATGCCTTTGTAAATTTGGTCCAGGTCCGCCGCCAGTTGCTGGTGCCGGCGCTTGATGGCCTTGGCGGACTTGTCCGCCTGCCGCTCGGCCGCGGTCATGCCTTGCACGAACCCGCCAGTCTTGACGAGTAGGTCAACGGTGAGCGTGCCTAGCGATTTGCTTGCCATGTTTAGATGCCTATACGGCCATTACTTCGCGGGCGCCGCGGCGCACAAAACCGCCATAACACGCTCGACGCTCAACGGCTCGGGCTCGGGCCGCGGGACGTGCGGCATAAAGTCGCGCGGGTCGGTTTTGCTGCCCAGCGCGTTGGCGATCATCGAAAGGATTTGACCCGCCGCAACCTCCAGGCGCAGCCCGACGTTCAACGATCCGTTTTTCAGTCGGTACGCTGCCCACTCGGCGGCCTCGGCGTGCGTCATGCGCGCTTGTGCTTCCGCGATGGTTCGCCCGCCGACGCCGCACAGCACCAGTTCGTGCCATAGCTCGTCCTGCGGCGTCAGCCTTTTGGGTCGGTGGCATCCTTGCCCAGACCGTTGACCTCAGCAATGGCGTTCAGGAACGCGACGGCCAAGGCCGGGTCCAGCGCTTCTGCTTGCTCGCGGGTCAACTGCTCCTTGCCGTCGTCGCCAAGGCGGACACACAAGCGGACAAGTTCAACGTTGCGCGCACCTTCGGGCATGGCCTGCGTTGCGGCGATGCACCCGAACGAAACCCGGCGCACGGTTACTGTATGCTCGTTCCCGTTCCATTTGACGGTGCGCTGTTCGGTTTCGTCGCCGACGAAAGCGCCGGCCTGTTCCAGGTCTGCGATCTTCATGCCGACACCACCAAGCTCGGGCGGTTGGTCAACTGCACACCGACACTGGACGACACAACGCCGTTGATTTCGGCGCCGAAGTCGAATGTGGTCATGAACCCGTCAAAGTAGATGAACGAGCGCGCGATCGCGGTGTTGTCGAACGTGTCGCCATCGGTCACCAAGGCAGGCGACGCGGCGCCATCGCTGAACCCGACAGCCCAATGCAACGGGGTGCCCGCGTTGCGCAGCGCGTGCAACGTAGCCTGCGTGGTGTCTTTCGGATCGAACAGCACCGAAAACGTCGCGGTTGCAGGCTCGGCAATGCCGGGCGTGTACGTGCGGTGGTCACTCGCGAGCGTGGTGGACTCGACCGCGCTGATAGGCGCATCGATGCCCTTGATGTCGGTCACTTCGCCGACTTCCAAAACCGCGGGCGTTTGGCCGGGGTTGATGATGAAAAGCTGCGTGGTCTGCGACTTGATTGCCATGTCTGCTTACTCTCCGAAAATGGCTTGTTGAAGTGATGCGGCGACGGCGTTGAATGCCGCGGTTTTTTCCTCTTCCATTGCCGGCCGCATGAACGGCTCGGCTTTGGTATGCGCGGTCCCGAATTCCAGGAACCGCCAATAGAACGTGTCGCCTCCGGGGTTGTCCTTGTGCCCGCCGACTGCGTAGGACTCGCCGACGCGGCCTTTGCGTTCGTTCGTCTTGTTTTTCTTGTATTGCTTGGCGCCGCCGAGTACGCCCACGCGCATGCCCACGCCATCGGGAACACGGCGCTTGCTCATTGCCTGCGTCACGATGTTTTTCGCGATGCTCTCGGGCGTCTGCGGATCGTCCACGCGCGCGGCATTTGATCGCGCACGATCACGAATGACGTTCGCGCCCTTGCGCGCGGCGGCTGTAACGATCTTCCGCTGCACTTTGTCGGTGAGCTTGCCCATGGCGTCCAGCACGCCGTCCAGCCCCTCGATGGTCATGTCATCAGCCATCGCGGCGGCTCCAAATGAATGCCACGTCCAGCGTCCAGCGATACAACCCGGATACTTGGTCCAGCCCCATGTCCAGCGGGCCGCGGTCGACGTGCGCGACGGCTTCCAGCGCATCGCGGCATGTGAATGCCAGGTTCATGGACTCGACCGGGTCGCGGCTGTAGGCGTCGACCTGAAACAGTTGTGCGTCGTAACGCGGGCGTCCCGCAAGCTGCAGGACCGCAACGTTCGAAATGAGTTGATGCACGACGAACGGCGGCGCGGCGGTCTGCTCGGCCTGCGCCATGTAAATGCGATCCGCGACGATGGCCGTAACCGCGGGCTCGGTCGTCAAGACGCCTTGCACGTTCGCAATGGGTGCGCTCACGGCGTCACCTCGAACACGGGCAGGGTGATGTATTCGCGCCCGCTGTCGGGATCGGCCAACACGCCGGCGATGTTGTAGGTTTTGCCGCGATGGACCAGGCGCCACGCGGCGTTCACGTCTTCGCGGCAGCGGATGACCACGCGCGCCGAGACCTGTGATTGCGTCGTGCCTTGTCCGATGAACTCGCGCACGGAAAGCGGATTGAAGTCCGCCCACACCTCGGCAACGTCCGCCCATGTCGTGGTGACCTGCCCATACGGGGAAGTGACCGCGGCGGGACGCTGCAGCGTGACGCGGTGGCGAAGTTGGCCGGCGCGGATCATGCGCACACCGGCTTATGGAAGGGTTGCAGCAGTGCGGTGCATCCGGCGCTCAGCGGATAGCCGTTTGCATACCAATTCAGGATGTAGGCCGCGTCCGGGCCTTCGCGGTTCGCGTATTGGTACGCGATCTCGACCAATACGGCGGTCGCGACTTGCGGCAGCGTGTACACGCCCGCGTCGTCTTCAGACTGCAGCTTCGTTACGTCGCCGCCGCACCATTGCACGACAGCGCGGGACACGCCCCATATCGCCGCCTGCAGCCATCCGTCGTCTGCGTCGGTGTCGATACGCAACTGCACGCGCGCATCAGCGACGCCAACCAATTG